TCTGTTGACCAATACCAATACAGATATTCATATCTCAGTCGGAAATTCTTTGCAGTGGAAGCAAAGCACGACTGGCGTGAAGATACACAAGAAATAAAATTCATTGAAGTCACATAAGCATTATGGCTATACTCGGTAAAAACATCTACATAAGCGTTGGCGAAGGCAGCGGGGCAACCATCATCGCTGGCTGTCGCTCAGATGAAATTCAAGTGGGCACAGAACTGATAGAAATCAGCAGCCCAAACAGTGGCAGGTGGCGGGAATACCTCGACGGACGTTCGGAGTGGAGCTTCACGACGAGTTATCTCGTCATGTCTAACACCGGCGTCAGGGACCTTTTGAAGACAGGCACAAAGGTAAACGTCAGCATCGTCACAGGCGAAGGCACCGCCATTGTTGTCCTGCTGCAAGGCGAAGCGTGGATCAAGACAGGCAAGCAAACCTTCACCCTCGGCAACCTCGCACAAGGCTCGTTTCAATTTATCGGCAACGGTGCACTCGCTGCTCCATCATCGTAAGTAAACCCCAGCGCATAAAGTGACCGATAAGTGAATAGTGTTTACTGTTTACGGTTTACCGTTTAAGACTGAAAAGATATAAAACTATGGATATATTCAGAAATTGGTTTAAACCTCAGCAACGCGAGTCCGCACCAGGTGTGCCAGCGAGCACCATGCCGAAAGAAAATGCAAAGGCTGGTAATACGCAGGTTTCCGGCGGTGGAGACTATCAGGAGCGCGTTGTCTATGTTCACGGTCCAGAGCAGGCTCTTGTTGTCGGCTCTGTTTATCGCGCTGTGAATCTCAGGGCAGACACTATGAGCGTCATGCCTGTGCAATACCAGAAGCGCGACTTCGAGAAGGGCAATTATGTAACTGATATGCGCGGACTCGGAAAGCGCGTCAACTACCTACTTCAGGAAGAACCTAACCCCACCATGTCGGCAACGGACATGTGGAAGTTGGTCGAGATAAATCGTCTGTTCTTCGGAAACGGCTTTGTGTATATCGAGCGCGACGAGTTCGACTTCCCCGTCAATCTTTGGCTCGTGTCGAATGGCGGCTACAATATCGCCACAGGCAGATATTCAAGCATTACCTATCTGAGCGATGCCGACTTCGTGACGAAGGTGGACGTGCCGCGCGAAGACGTGCTCCACTTCCCAAATACGTTCCGATATGTTAAAAACGGCATTTGGGGCATACCAACGCTTCAGTATGCCATCGAGACGCTTTCACTCAATAGGACTCTCAGACAGCAGGCTCTCGAAACGGCTGCAAAAGGTGGACGTGTGAAACTCATCATTGGAGAGGAACAGCAACAGCAGTCCCCTGGCATTCTTGCAAATGGCCTATTCAACAAGAATGAGATGGACGACTACGCTCAGGAACTTCAAAAGAAGATGTATTCCGGCCATGACATCCTTGCTATTCGTGGACTCAATCGTGTGGATAACATCAGCATGAGTGCTACTGAAATGCAAATGTTTGAAAATTTGGGAGCCACAAATGATGATGTTGCAAGGTTCTTTGGCGTTCCGCGCCCTCTTCTGATGCTCGATACAAACAGCCACTACAATGACTACAGCAACGCCACGATGGAGTTCCACACTCGTACCATCCTTCCACAGAAGACGGGTAACGAAAAGGAGATCGGGCGCAAGCTGATAGACTTCAAGGATTATGGAACCCGAAGAATCCATATTTGCGAAGACCCGCTGATGGTGATGGATCCAGAGCGCAGGGCAAAGGTGGCTCTGATGAAGTTGCAAGCCTCTATTGCAACTCCGAACGAGATACGTGCTGAGTTTGATATGCCGACCATCGAAGATGGTGACGAGCCGCTGGCAAGCGCAAACCTGCTGACGCTGAAGGCTCTATTGGCAAAGGGCGAACCGGCAACAGAACTGCAACCAGGCAACTATACAGTAAAAGGACAACAAGAACCCGCACAGGAGGGCGAAACAAAATGACAGCGAATCCAACGAAAGAAGAAATCTACGCTCTGGAACGTGAAATCGAACAACAGAGAAAGCAGAGAACTAAGCACGTAAGACGCGCAGTAAACCCAGCGCGGTAAAATGCGCGTATAGTGAAGAGATAGGAATATGGCATATCAATCTGGATTCTTGCACCAGCGCGTAACCATCAAAAACAAGAATGCGAGCGCGACATTCGGAGACACTACAACGTACTCCACGGCTGGGACTGTATGGGCAAATGTCAGCTTCTCAAAAGGCATGAAGGCTCTGCATGAGGGTGCGCTTGACGCTTATGATACCGTCATAGTCCGTATGCGCTACAATACCATCGTAAACCGTGACAGCCACATCGTCTATGACGGCACAGAATACCAGATTCAGAGCTTTCACCGCGACTATCAAGAAAACATTATTCAAATCACAGCAACGGAAATTGTATGAAGAAAACAATAGCAATAGTTCACTACAACACGCCGGAACTGACAACGGCGGGCATCAAGTCCATCCGCAAGAAAGGCGGCATGGATTGGAAAGTGGTAGTGTTTGACAACTCGAACGAACGCCCATTCACCATCACGGAACCATTGGGAGACGTGACGATTATCGACAACACGAAGGGACAGATTATCGACTTCGAGGCAGAGTTGGCAAAGTTCCCGAACAAATGCTCATATCTGCCACATTTCGCTTCAGCGCGGCACATGATGAGCGTGCAGAAATTGTGGGAACTGCTTCCACAGGGCTTCATCCTGATGGAGAGCGACGTGATCCTCTCGCAGCCTATCGACTTCATGTGGGACGAGAGCTATGCAGCCGTCGGAAAGATTCAGCACTTTGCCGGTACTGGAAGACTGGAAACTGACCGTCTGCTTCCGATGCTGTGCTACATGAACGTGCCGAAACTCGTGGCCAACGGTGCTAAGTATTTCGACCCTGTGCGCAATTTTGGCTTACACTCAGACGATGTGAAAGACCCGCTCAACTGGTACGACACAGGCGCATCGCTCTTGGAGGACATCAAAAACACGAAGCCCGCATTGGTGGCTCGCGTCTATTGGAACCTATACGACTATTTCAGCCACTACGGACATGGCTCGTGGAAAAAGAATGGAGACCTCGACGACCAGAAGTATTGGATTGAATGCCACTGGCAGGACTGGACGCTTACAGACGAAGAGAAGGCACAGCTTGCTGCCATTGAGCCAACTCCGCTGGCAGAAGCAACAGCTGAACAAAAAACAGTTAAGAAAAAGACGAGTAAACCCAAAACGGCAAAACGCAAGAATAGTAAAGACACAAAGTAAATAAATATGAAACAGACACGATTCATTCCTATCGACACCTGCGGACTGCAACTGCGCGAGCCGCAAGAGGGGCAGCAGGAAAGCCGTACCATCGAAGGCCGTCCAATCGTCTTCGGTGTGCGTAGCGTCAACCTCACCCCCTACAGCCACAGCCGCAAGGTGTATGAGATTTTGGAGCCTGGCTGCATCAGCCGCGAGCTCCTCCAGAAATCCGATGTTGTTCTGAACTTGAACCACAATAGCGACGTGGTAAACGTACTTGGCCGCTATCGTGGCAATCCTGAAAAGGACACGCTGCAACTGGAAATGCGTGGCGACGGCATCGACTGCCGCTGTAACCTCCCGAAGACCAATAATGCCAACGATACGCTGGAGCTTATAAAGCGCGGCGATATCAACGGCATGTCATTCGCATTTGATGACGACTATGAAGACACCGAAAAGGGCGTCAGCTATGAGCGCACAAATGACACTGAGGACGGCAAGGAAGTATGGCTGCGTCACGTCAAGCGCATCACCGCACTCTACGATGTCAGCATCGTCACCCATCCGGCCTATGAACAAACAACAGTAGCAACACGCGAGGCATCGGAGGCAATCGACAAAGCCATTGACGCTCAGTTGCGGCGCGAGTGTGGTGGTGGCGACGATGAGGAGGCAAAGCGCAAAGCTGAAGAGGAAGCCAAGAAAAAGGCAGACGAAGAGGCTAAGGCCAAGGAAGAGCAGGAAGCACGCGAAGCAGCCGAAGCAAAGGCAAAGGAAGAAAAGGAACAGCGCGAGCGCGAGCAAACAGCAAAGTGCCTGCGAAATCGTAACAAGAAAGAAATCGAAAACTTTAGTTATTAACCCCTTAAAACGTTTTAGAAAATGGGAAAATTGACAAAGATTCAGATTCGTGAGCGTCAGATGGCAATCATGAATCAACTCGACGAGATGGAGAAGCAGTCTCGTGAAGCTAACGGTGGTGAAATCAAGTTCACTGAGGACGAAGCCGCCAAGTATGATGCACTTGTACGTGAGTCTGCAGGACTCTCTGCCCGTGCTAAGGAACTCGCATCTGACGCTGAAATGGCTCAGATTCGCTCTAACGAGGAGAAGGGTGCCA